CACAACGTTGTTTATATTATTGGTTAAATAAGCAAGTGCGTTGGAAAGTGCATTAATTATGTTCTTGAATATAGTACTGGACCCAACTGCTTTATCGAAAGCTAGTAAAAAGTCGAACATTCGGGTATGCAACCTATTAATGGCTGCATCGAGGTTGTCGACACTGGCAGTGGCACTTGGACCGAAAGTGGCTGCGAGTTTCTCAGAGAAGCCATAGATTGTACTGATACCCACTTGACCAGCAGCTAGCATCTCTTTTAATTTGCTTGTGGACACTCCCATCGAGTCAGCGAATATTTTAAAAGCACCTGGAACGACGTTGCCCAACTGCTTGGACAGTTCTTCGGAACGCACTGATCCCTTAGAAATCATCTGTTCGAGAGCAAGAAACACGTTACCAGCCTGTTCGCTAGACATGTGCATAGCACGAATGGCTATGGATACGTTGTCGAATATCTTGCGAGCCTTTTCGCCTGCCAAAGAAGTGTTTTGTGTAGCAGCAAGTAACCTTGCGTAACTGTATCCGAGAGCCTCTAGGGGGATACCTAACTGCAAAGCCTTATCGTGAATATGCTGGAACTCGTTAGCAGCAGCTACCTGCGAACCTGTACCGGCCATTAAAGTGGCTTGGATCTGTTGGTAGCTAAGAACCGCTTGTATGGCTGCTTTTGATAGTGCACCGAAACCCAAAACCACACCAACAACACCCGTAGCGAATGCAGCTAGAGTCCAAGAGGATCTTTCAGTGATAGCAGCAAAGGCCTGGATACGTGCGCCTATACCTGATAAAGGTCCCACAGCTAAAGTTGCTGACGATTGTATATCTCTTAAGTAGGTAGCAAACTTATTTTTACTGCTGTCAGGCTGCGCGCTGTTAAAGTTACGCATGTCTCTAGTTGTGGCTGCAAGAACTGCCTTAAAACGGTCTTGCGCGCGCGTGAACTCCAACGAAGAAAGTGCTCCTGAAGTTAAATTGTTTGTCAACCCTCTAAAAGCGTTGGAAACACGTGCGATCTGCTCCGGAGGGGCGGATACGGAGCGTAGACGTCCTTGGAGATTCATTGCTTGTTGTAAAGCACCTTTAATTGCGTGCTCTTGCGCAGTGTAAGCACGGATTACTTCTTTAGCACCATCAGCTTGTAACTTCGCTGTACGGTCAACGAGTTTGCTAAACTCGTTCAGCCTGTCGATGGATTTGTTCAATCCTTCGGTGTTAGCTGTTACGTTATATGAAAGGTCACCCAGTGATAGTACCATCTTAGTCCCTATAATCTACGTCCTTTGTGTTTTCCTCCGGACTTAGACCTCGCAGCTCTTTTTTGTAAAATGTCCTGCTTGATCTCAAGGTAGGCAAACCAGCGAGCAAGTTCTTCAGGGGTGAGCTGAAGAACTTCGTGTTCGAATTTTCCTAGCAGCTCCGCAATCGCTAGGACGTTGTAGCGAAGGGGGCTGCTTAGGAGTTTCCCGAGGCGGCTTCAGTATCAACTTCAGTAAGCTTCGAGATAGCTTTCTGCACTTTTAACAAGTCTTCACCGAAAGGAAGAGCTAAAAGACCTTCCCTATCAGCTTCTTCAAAAACCTTCTCGTCTGTGCCGGGAACGTAACAGTAACCGATAATCATGTTCACAGCTGTTTCCTGGCGACTGGCTCCCTCGGTGCTGGCAAGTACTTCTCCTAGTGTCGGTTGCCGCACTTCTACGATGTTACCGAAAAATTCTACCGTGATCTTCTTTCTTTGTGTAGCATTCAGAATAGCGCCTCGGATTTGGTCTCTCTTACTCGTCATATTCTCCTTCCTTTCTTGCTGGCGAAATTAGTCCGCGTTTAACCCCACGGACGAGGTTTAATATATTAACCGGTACCCGTATCGGTGGGAGCGCCGCTGCCCTGAAAGTTGGCTACAAAAGTGTTCATAGCTGTAAGGCCTCCGGAAAGTGATACATCTGTGACAACAGCGTCCCCCTTAACACCGTTAGTGCCATCATACAGATACTGCACGTCCACCATAGTACCATCTTCCCAAGCGCCTAAAAGTGCCTGAACTGATGCGTGTAAGATAGAACTTGCTGCATGATCCCAAGCAAATGGTACATAGTCGCTGGAGGGCACGTTTAACACGAAACTGGTAGATTCTTCTTCCAGAGCTCCCACATCTCCGCTCTGCCCTTCACTGGAAAGACGGAAATAACCCCTACACAAAGACTTACCTGCACCATCGGGGTTAATTTCGATAATAACAGCGTCTCTAGCAGCTAAAGCAGCACGCAGTCCAGAAGTTACATCATAAAAACCCTTCAAGCTCATTGTAACTGTACGTAGGCCTGGGCTATAAGTAGAGTAACCCCCATTTGCCTGAGCCGTCGCAAGATCGGTAGTATCAATAGGATCGGCTGTTTGTTTAAGGTCCCACGACTTCGCTTTGCCCAAAGCCGTCGTAGGAATGTACTTGCCAGAGATACGCACACTGCCCGAAGGCTCACTCCCTGTAGTAAAGGTAACTTCACCAAGAAGATAATTTACCGATGCTACATCAGTAGTAATGTCGGTCCACACTTCAGGGGGACCAGTGTCTGTTAGTTCCTCGACAACCACTGTGGTTGCCGCATCTAAGATAGCCTTAGCAGCATCTGAGATCTTCCACGTCGATGTAGAGCCAACCTGTGCCATCGCCTGTGCGGTGAGAGTTGTAGGCGTACCACCCTGTTTTATAGTAGCTAGGTAGCCAGCATAACCTTTATAAACAGCGTTAGCTTCTACTTTCCAATTAATAAGACCCGCTTCCTGCGATTTGTATGCTTGTCCAAAGATTGTATCGTCAACGGTGCTAGCGTCCTCTGTGAAGGAGCCGCTGCTTCCAGGAAGTGTCAGCCAGTTGGAACCACTGTCAATAGACACTTGTACGATTTTTGCCGGCATGTTACCTCCTATAAAGATACCCTGTTAGTCCCCGAAGTGGGCTCCACAATTAGGGAGAAGTTTAGAGAGAGTAGGGGACGATTATTTTCGTCGTATCCGATCTCTGCTATATCTCCCATCTGGAGTACTTGTACCCATGTATCGCCCCCAACACCGCCTACAACCCCGCTAGGATATCCTAGAAGAGCGTCTTTTACTGCTTTAGCCTTTGTAAAAGCTGTCGCACGATCATTAGCGGCACCTCTAACAAGGACTTGTAAACTTGGATAGTCGAGTCTCCATTTAGGGTTAGGAGGTAGCCCGCCCGCGTTCTTAACTACAACAACGGTGTCCGGCTTGGAGGGCATCCTACCCAAGAATATCCCCCAACCAGATGTTGCACCTGCTGTACCAACACCTGCTGTTACGAGGATCGCTGAAGCTCCTGCCGCGGGATCCGCCATCGACTACTCCGTAAGACTCCTATACCCTGCAACGATTCGACTCACTATTTGGTCTCTATCTTCTTCTAACGCAGCCTGCAGAAACTTCGCTCTTGTAGGTGGACGATGATATTTGTCCGTCATCTCGTGTACATACACCGCGTATGGAGGACTCCCAGATCTTCCGTAACCCATCTCAACGATGGTTTCCCCTCTTACGGTACGTGTTTCTAGATACCCACTAGCCTTTAGTTCTCCTGTTTCTACCGGCACATAAGTCTGTGACTTTTCAAAAGTAGGTTCCAAAGCTTCACGTAGGATCTCTGGACCTGCCTCACCAATTCCTGCAATAACGTTTGTAAGGTTTTTTTCTATAGAGGCCATCTGAGCTCTGATACTAGATGTATAAGAGGCCATAGAGGGATCTACATTAGAAGGCAATCGACTATAGCCGATGCGGGCTCTAAGTAACCTCTGTACCATTATAGAATCGCTTTCCTCTCATATGTTACGTTGCGCAAGTCAGGTGTCTTATCAAAACGCCGTATCTGTTGTGCCCCAGTAACGCTCAAAGGGCTCGCTGACGTAGAGGTACCTAAATAAAGAAATCCCTCAACAGCCACGTCGGCACTTAGATAAACCACAGACCTGCAAACAATTTCTACGCCGTTACTGTCTACTGTCCTTTCTGTTTTGTTCTCCCAACGACCCGTCATAGCCACAGGGGAAGTAAAAGTGTAGCCGCCATAACCATCAGGTGTAGCTGCCCAGTACGTGATAGCACTCGGAAATCTCCTATCCATACTAGACCACCCTAAATAACGCTTTTCCTCCAGCTCTGCCCATCGAACACAATGTACCACTAGTGTCTAACGCCAAAGCCTGCTGCCCATAACGTGTTGAGTTAAGCCCTCTGCCAACATCAACCTCATACGATTCTTGGGAGTCTCCGTACTTGGATGATTTAAGTGCACCTCGTTCTTCTGTGATAGCCACAAAATGTGCCGCTAAATACAACTCTATCTGCTTCAGGCGGTCATCGGAGAGACCCGAATCGCTAAGTTGTTCTACGACAACGAGGTCAGCTGTGGTGATAAAGGGCGTAGTATCCCGCACAGTATCAACCACAGCTTTGACCTCGCTATCTGTTACCAGGGCCATTACTTCTTAACCCCGAGCTTTGGCGGCAAAGGCTTCCCAACCGCTTTGTTCCCCTTAGGAGTTTCTTTGGGAGAAGGTTCGTTCTCAGAACCTTCTTCTGCGGATTCTTCTAAAGCAAGTTCCGGTTGATCTTCGGCTTCTGCTTTGGGAGGCAGCTTAGCTTCTGTAACAGGCACGTCAATCTTTGCGAGCATGTTAGCAAAGTTCTTTGCTTGCGACTCCGTCAGCATAACCGTATCGCCCTTCTTATGGGTTTTTCCATCTTTACAGCGGAACTTCCCATGAGTGAGACGATAAGCCTTTAGAGTTTCTTCAGTCATGTTACACCTATACTGAGTAGTGGGCGATTCCCGACTGGGTTGAAGCGTCATACTTCATCCGTGGGACCATAATGGCCATAACCTTGAAGTTTACAACCATACCACCATGCGTATCCCATTGCACAGTTGTGGGCTGCATACCTTCGACCATATCAACCACGTCTGAAGACATCTGCACCATCACAACTTCACCCGTGGTGCTACCTGTCAGATTAGGAGACATTTTAACACCCGCGATGCCTTGGATAGCTAAGATACGTTCCAGAATGGTACGATCACTTGCGGCTTTATAATCGTCCATGAGTTTATTCCAGTAATCAGCAGGCACATACAGCATATATGGACCATACATATGATCACCAGCCAACGCAGCCTGGATAGCTAACGTCTCCGTGACGATTGTTGCACCTGTGACGCCAGAGTTGGCCCAGTTAGAGATTGAGCCTGTATTTCGGTTCAGTGCATTCGTATACCCATACACAGGCGTATTGGTACCGTTAACTGTTGAACCATCAAACAGGATTTCCTCGATCTTCTCAGCCACCAACCTAGCGGCACGCGCTGCTTGGGACGTATCAAGAGGCTCACCGTTCTTACGCGAAGCCGCAAGAGCTCGGATATTGATCTTGAAGTCCTTGTGGATAATAGGCAACGGAACAGAGAGTAAATCGTAAGTAAGACGATCGTTCTCCCCTTCAGTGACTCCTGACATGCTAACATTAGCTGCCGACATATCACCTTCGTTTTCCCACTCCACTCTCGTGGTGCCCAGCGGATTCGTGACCGTAAACGTTAGACCGCGAGACATCAAGTCTTCGACGGCAACTAAACGCTGCCGAGCAACCTGAACCACCGTCTCATCGTACTGTTTCCACTCATCCTTACGGAGGGTATCCAGAGTACGAAGTGCGTTTACATTGAAACCCGTCTCCATAAGGCGTTGTGCGACGCTCCCTGAAGCACGAATTTCCGTACCATTTGCGTGAATGGCATCGACTGTTACGTTGTTGTCCATTAGAGCACCTCCACCTTAATACGCGCCGCAGCGGATCCGGCACTGTTGTTAACCGCTTCCAGAGCGACCCCAATCACAGAGTCGGGATCTGTCCATCCTTTCCACGTAAGAGAATCGTCTGTCTTGTAGGAACCGGCTGCGTTCGTTGGAGACACAAACAAGAGCCTCGCATACGCGTTCGAAGCGTCATCATCCACATACAAAGCAACGCCGTGTGAGTTAGCAGACGCATCATGCTTCAGTCTCAAGAAAGAGCCGTCAGATAAGACCACAAAAACGTCCTTACCCGTAGCTGCGTTGTTGATCAGAAAACGCGAATCTTCGGAAGTAGCATCTTCATCAAAGTAGACAGCATAGCCACCCGAATTAGCAGCATCGTCATCGAGAACCCTGCATAACGGACCACCATTACCCACAGTAAAGTAAGTATTCGCATTACCGGCAGTAACGCTTTCCAGATGCGCAATCGGAGCGGCACCTTCAGCCTTTTCATCAATGTGTGCATACACAGCTGTACCGTTAGTGGCTGCATCGTCATCATCTGTAACAGCCCCCGTATACTGCGTTACAACATTAGTAGTCGTAACTGCTTGCAGTGCACCAGCACCATCCGAACCTAAAAATGCTCCTACAGAGACACTTTGTCCAATAGCTAGCAGTGCATAAACTTCTGCACCCCGATCCAAAACAACAAAGGGAACAACATCACCACTCACGTAGTTGTCGGTAATATCTTCACCTTCCAGTTCGTTTTCCAGTGCAAATGCCCGTTGTGCACAGCCACCGGCTGCGTTATGCGCAACAACTGCATTGGAGGAATTTCTCGCCAGAAGCATACCAGGAGTAATCGTACCCCCCGCAAGCGCCTCCTTATGAATCCCATTCCCCTTAAGGATAATTGTATTTGAAGCCATGTTTCACCTCCAAGGATGTGCCATTACTATTGAGCGCCGACAGCTTTGCGAGCAAAGACTGCTGGTGCAGGTACGTAAGTTTCTTCCGGAGTTTCATTTGCAGCAACCACGGAAGCGCTAGCATTGCCCATATAGTTAGGCACCTTAGCGAGCTTTGCAAGCCTGGTAAGTTCTTTAAGTCCCATCGTCTGTAACTCCTTTTCTGAGAAGTCGCACCGTTTATTAGCCTTAAGAGACTCCACCAACTTGTTTTTCGCATCTTTATGCATGCGAACTCCCTCATTTAGAACCTCTTTAAGTTCCTTAGGAGCTTTTTTCAGAAAAGCTTCTAAGGTCGTAGGTTCTTCCTCTTCGTCGGCATCTTCCTCACCAACGTCCTCTTCTTCCCCATTTGCCTCTTTCTCTTTGGGTTCCTCCGGAGGCTTTGGCTCCGCGGGTTCCTTAGCAGGTTCGGTAGCTCCCTCTTCTCCCTCTTTTTCCTGCGGAGGATCCTGAAGAAGCTTTTCCAATTGCGCCTCTTCGAGTTTCTCCAACCACACACGGTCTGACTCCTGCAGCTTTTTATTCTTCTGCAGCAAGGCAGTCACTCTCTCCTGCACAGTCATAGTTGAACCTCCTTCAAATTGTACATCAATGGGCACAAACTCCGTTACGGGTCTCACCGCAGTCACAGTAGTGCCCAAGATAACTGTGCCGGAGTCGTTTATTGTGTAAGCCTGTTGATAAAAGAGATTCTCCCAGTTGCGAATATACACAAAAGAATCGTCAAAAATAGCTACAATATAATAACAGTTTTCGGCATCAGCTAAAGCCAACGCCGCATTTAACGCGTTCTCCACATTAACATTACTAGAACTTAGTTGACTCTTCAATCGCGACCAAATCGTACCAGAGAAACTACGGAGTTTTTGAAGAGCTACTGCGCCAATGTTTTCTCTCTCTTTTGGCATTTGGCCCTCCTTTGGGTTTTTAGAAAGTGTCCTAATCTGATTTAGCCTGGGAGCACCCGCACCATCGGCAACACTGCAAGCCCCGATGGAACCTTCAGCGAGTAATGCTAAGTGATCTGGTACCACATTACGCCATATCCCATCAAACTCCTCTCCATTAAAATAACCGGATGCGTCATCCACATTGGCAAACAACCCGGTAGAAACCTCAACAACCTGCCCCGATAGAAGGCGGTCAATTTCTTTTTGCGCCTCTTCTCCTAAAGAATCCACCTTTTCTTTATCGATCCATGCTTCTGTTTTCAGTTTCTTATCTTCTACCCGAGTATTAAATAGGATTCCGACAACTTCCTTATTGTAAACATCCGGCGAACCAGCACTCACAAAAGAGCCCTCCCGCTTGGGATGCCCTAAAGTGACGGGCCTCCCATTCCACCCCTCAGGAACGCTCCCGAACTCACTCGCCAGCGCAAGTTCCGGATGTTCCGAGCTCGCTGAGTGCCACACACCCTCTACAAGGGCAACTACAGGCACAACCATGAAATCGTTACCGAGAAACTGCTCGTTCCTAATCTGATCGGTAGCGGCTGTTGCCAACACACTGATAGTTTGGGGCGACTTAGTTTTAGGAGCAGCTTGCTGAGTCACAATTCTACCTCATTGGTCGGTACTCCAAGTATTATAGAGGACCAAAAAAGTAAAAATCAACAGAATTCTTTAGTCCGCAACAAAATAATTATGTTGCGATCATTCTGTTGGAACCTCTAACTGCGTCCCCGGGG